CATTTGGGACTCCCACCCACGTTGGGTTTGATAACGAAGAGGATTTCGGAGCATTCTGACGCGAACGCCAATTTCCTTGTACTCTCCGGTATTACAATCCTTGTGAAGGTAAGTTCCGGCGCAATTTTCAGGCAGAGTTCCTGTTTCAGCGAAATACTTCGTAAAGTCTTTGCCGGGAGGAACATTAGGTAAGTGTACCAATGCTGCATCAGATCGCTTGTTTTGTCTCAAAAGACCCGACCGTTTCATAAGTGGAGTAATGTGAGAAGAAGGCAAGGAGAGATTCTTATATGTCGCACAAGCATTAGATGCATTTGGCGTAATTAGAATATCTTGCTCACCTTCGAGTGAAAGTGCATGGAGTGGGATAAGTCGTTCAGATCCAATAGGTAAACATTTCACCTTGGACACTTGACCATCCGCTCCAATAATACTAGCCATACTAATGTGCTTTCCTATTTCCGCTACCACTTGGGCTTTGGTCATGGAAACAGCTGTACTAGCTGGTCTAGGTTTTTTAAGGAAGTACCCTATACTATCAGAGTTCGTTTTCTCCGGGGGATCAACGAAATCTTTGACTGTAAGTTTGGGTTCCTCATTAGTTACACTCCTCTCCACCTTATCCTCAGAATGCATAATAGCTTCAGAGGCAGCGGTGAGTGATCTATATAACACACTAAGAGTCATCGCCCCACCAAGGAATAGAATTCCATAGGCAGAACAACGTGCTCGAAATGAGTCGCGGATCAGAGTGCCTGCACGCATACTTCTCTCTTTATGCAATTCCTTTAGTTGGAAATACATTTTCTCTTCTCGAGAGATCAACGAGAGTACTAGAATCAGTGGCAAAAAACGGAAAAAGGTCGACAAAGCGAACAATCCGAATAATGCATACCTGTATTCATGGTAATAAGTCATGCGAGACTTACAGTACCCAGCCAAGTTCTTGTAAAAAATCAGTAACGAAGCTTGTGTTGTGATGCGTGACGAAAAGTCAATGCAAAAGTCATCAAGCGCAAAGAATCTCTCCTGAGCGCTGGCTAGAGGCTTATCATAGAAGAGCGTTTTAAAATTGCTCATATCCGTGAATGAAGACTCTGCTTTCAAACAATCGCACATGCACATATCTTCGGGTAAAGAACATTCTTTACAAACATTCTCCGTAGATTGTGACTTGGCATGGCGGTAGATACTAGATTCCCACTGAGCTAACAAAAGCTCTTGGAGTTTCAATACAGCATCTCGCCACATGTTATTGCCCTCATGTAAGTCAAATTCGATTTCATTGTAAATCACAGTGTTACGATTATTAACTTTAATAACATTAATGGGCATCTTAATTTTCACATCATATACGTCAGTATTGAAGGATTCACCTGCAACGGCTGGATGGTTTAAGTCCAAGCGTTCGGTTCCTTCGACGCAATATTCTGATTGAATATTAAGTTCGACAACAATACCTAAACGGCGTAAAAGACTATCAACACTTGCAGTCTTGAATAAGTCTATACCGAGATTATCGTCATTGGTGGTAAACAGAGCTCCTACATTATTGTATTTGTGAAGTCCCTTCTCGTCTGCACGAGATTTAGGGATTACCTCCTTAGAGGTATTAACAATATCTAGGACTTCTTTAGTGTCCATGGTTCGTGATCGATCATTTGCATAATCATCATAAACTATAATGTCTGTACTACCGGTGATATTTTCCTCAAATTTAGGATCACCACCCCGGTTATTAATGAGAGACTGATCTGGAATATTACCAGCAATCTTCTGCATCATAAGACCTAATTTGGTCGAAGCCGAGGATTTGCCGCATCCCGCAGGTCCTACTAGGACTACTGACATGGGTTGGGGCTTTGTATTATCTGGATGGAGCCTATTTTCAACGAGCCTAATGTATCCATCAATTTGGGTAACGTACCTTGTGAGGCACGACCTAACCGACGGAACAGGACTCTTATCGAGTTCGGTTGTTCCTTGTGCTCTTAATTTATAAAGGCTATCTCTTATCGTTTGGTACGTAAGATTATTTGCCTCCATATAGAGCGGGTCCTCCAGAATAGAGGCCATAGTGTTCACCATATCTGCAAACTTTGACTCAAAAACTTGATCGGATGGAAGAGTCCAAACGATCTTGTTAAATTCGCCAGATAAAATATGCGGATAATTGATGTAAATCCAATCGAACATTCTTCCCAGAAGGAGAGTAATGTTTTCGGTATGCTTTCGCACATCCGAACCGATATTGATCAGACCTGTAGTAAGTACTTCCAAAGTAGATTGAATGCCATTCTCTGCGTGAGAGTCGACGGCAAGATCTTTAAGGAAAACTACCGAGGTCAAAATTCCAGCACACGAATGAACGATGCCGAAAAGTGATCGGGGATCTTTAGGTGTGGCTTTAGCCCAGAAGGATTTTACTCCTCCTTCAGCTGATTCGCCAACCACAAAGTAAGTTCTTAAATTTTGAATAAAAGTACCTACTATTTGTTGGACATACTTGGCGGCATTCTTAA